TTCAAGGTAGGAGTCTAGGTCCTAACTCTGTTAAATATATCACTGTGATGATTAAAGATGATGCTCCAAAAATTTATGGACTCGATAAAATTGATTGTCAAAAACCCATATTCGTCATTGAAGGACCGTTCGATGCGACCTTGGTTGAAAACTCTGTTGCTATGTGCGGGTCCGATGTTGATATTGGGTCGTTTAATTGGAGCGATTATATTTGGATTCTTGATAATGAACCACGCAACAGAGAAATCGTCAACCGAGTCGACAAACTCATCGATGGTGGAAATAAGGTAGTCATCTGGCCATCCAATATTATAGAGAAAGATATCAATGATATGATTATCTCTGGACACAATATCATGAATGTGCTAAAATCAAATACATATTCTGGTCTATCTGCAAAAATTAAATTTAACACTTGGAAAAAAATATGAGCAACGGGACAAAGGTCGTTAAGAGAAATGGAAATACAGAACCTCTTGACTTGAATAAACTCCATGTAATGGTGGAAGAAGCATGTAAAGATCTTGCAGGTGTTTCTGCTTCGCAGGTTGAAATGCAATCTGGTATTCAGTTCTATGATGGAATCACAACTGCAGAGATCCAGGAGATCCTCATTCGCTCTGCAAGCGATCTAATTGATTTGGACCACCCCAACTATCAGTTTGTGGCAGCACGTTTACTCCTGTTCGCTACACGCAAGCAACTGTATGGTCGTATGCATGAAACACCTTCTGTACGAGAACATGTACAAACGTGTGTTGATATGGGAGTTTACGATGAAGAAATCCTAAATCTTTATAGCGATGAAGAGTTTGATAAACTTGAATCATTTGTTGATCATCAGCGTGATTACCTGTTTACCTATGCAGGATTGCGCCAGGTAGTTGACAAGTATTTGGTTCAAGATCGCAGCACTGGTGCTCTATATGAGACACCACAATTTATGTACCTATTGATTGCAGCAACGATCTTTTCAAAGTACCCCAAAGGAACACGTTTAGAATACGTAAGGAAGTACTACGATGCAATCTCCAGACACAAAATCAACATTCCAACGCCTATCATGGCAGGAGTGCGAACACCACTTCGACAATATGCTAGTTGTGTTCTTGTTGATGTTGATGACACCCTCGATAGCATCTTTAGTTCTGATATGGCTATCGGCAGATATGTTGCACAAAGGGCGGGAATCGGTATCAACGCAGGTCGAATCCGTGGCATCAACAGTAAAATCAGAGGCGGAGAAGTTCAACACACAGGTGTTGTTCCTTTCCTTAAAAAGTTTGAGTCAACTGTCCGCTGCTGTACACAGAATGGAATACGCGGTGGCTCAGCAACTGTCCACTTCCCAATCTGGCACCAAGAAATCGAAGACATTTTAGTTCTAAAGAACAACAAAGGTACAGAAGACAATCGCGTAAGAAAACTTGATTACTCTATCCAAATCTCGAAAATCTTTTACGAAAGGTTTATCCAAAACAAAGAAATCTCCCTCTTCAGCCCTCACGATGTTCCAGGTCTGTATGATGCTTTTGGCACTGATGAGTTTGATGACCTCTATGTGGGCTATGAATCTGATGGATCTATTCCTCGCAAAACTATCGGTGCTCAAGAATTATTTCTGGACCTCTTGAAAGAACGGGCAGAAACTGGTAGACTGTACATCATGAATATAGATCATTGCAATTCTCACTCATCCTTTACGGATAAGGTTGAGATGAGCAATCTATGTCAGGAGATCACTCTTCCTACTAAACCACTTCAACATATTGACGATGAAACTGGAGAAATTGCTCTCTGTATCCTTAGTGCTGTTAATGTTGGGAAAATTAGGGATCTGGAAGATCTTGAAGTTCTCTGTGATCTTGCTGTTAGGGCTCTCGATGAACTTATTGATTTTCAGAACTACCCAATCCGAGCAGCAGAAATTGCCACAAGAGCACGACGTTCGCTTGGAATAGGTTATATTGGATTAGCACACTACCTTGCTAAGCATGGTGTAAACTACGCCGACAGTGAGGCGTGGAAACTGGTTCATAACCTAACGGAAGCATTCCAATATTATCTCATTAAATCAACTGTTGACCTAGCAGAAGAGAAAGGTGCTTGTGAGTATAGTGGCCGAACCAAATACGGAAATGGAATTCTTCCAATTGATACATATAAACATGATGTAGATGAAATAGTTCCAAATGAGCTTCACTATGATTGGGAGGATCTTAGACTTCGGGTTAAAAAGCACGGAGTACGGAACTCAACATTGTCTGCACAAATGCCATCGGAAAGCAGTTCCGTTGTGTCAAACGCAACAAATGGCATCGAACCACCTAGAGGGTATTTGTCCGTTAAGAAAAGCAAGAAAGGACCACTCAAACAGATTGTTCCTCAATACGCAACTCTTAAAAACAATTATACTCTCCTTTGGGATATGGAGTCCAATCGTGGTTATATTAATATTGTTGCTGTAATGCAGAAGTTCTTTGACCAAGCAATCAGTGGCAATTGGAGTTATAATCCAACTCAGTATCCAGATAACGAAGTACCTGTATCTGTAATGGCACAGGATCTTCTAACTACATATAAGTATGGTTGGAAGACTTCTTATTATCAGAACACATATGATTTCAAGAGTGATGAAGTTGAAGAAACTAAAGAATCTCTTGAAAGTTTAATATTTCAACTAGAACACGCAGAGGAGGAAGATTGTGAGTCTTGTAAGATTTAAGACAAACAGCGAAGAGAAATCCATGGTAACATCCATGACCGTATTCAACTCGGAATTAGTTGATACAAAAAAACAACCAATGTTTCTTGGTAAACCACTAGGCATCCAAAGATATGATTCTTACAAGTATCCAGTTTTCGATAAGTTAACAACGCAACAATTAGGTTACTTCTGGAGACCCGAAGAGGTTTCTCTCCAGAAGGATCGTGCAGATTATCAAACACTACGTCCTGAACAGAAACATATCTTTACTTCTAACTTGAAGTATCAGATCATGCTTGATTCTGTTCAGGGTCGTGGTCCTGGTATGGCTTTCATTCCTTACTGCTCTCTTCCAGAATTGGAGGCATGTATGGAGGTTTGGGGATTTATGGAGATGATTCATAGTCGCTCCTACACCCATATCATCAAGAATGTGTACTCAGATCCTTCTGATGTATTTGATCACATTCTTACAGATGATCGCATCGTAGAGCGTGCTACCAGTGTCACTGAGGCATATAATGATTTTGTCAATAGTGCCCATCAATGGGATACTGGAGGTATGTGGTCTGATGATTTTAGAGGTTCTCCTACAGCAGAATGGGAAAGAAAAGATCTGAAACGTAAACTTTTTAGGGCAGTTGCTAATGTTAACATACTGGAAGGAATCCGTTTTTATGTTTCTTTTGCTTGCAGTTTTGCTTTTGGTGAACTTAAACTCATGGAAGGTTCTGCAAAAATTATCTCCCTTATTGCTAGAGATGAAAATCAACACCTCGCCATCACCCAAAACATCCTGAACAAGTGGAAGCAAGGTGATGATCCTGAGATGCAACAGATTATGCAAGAAGAGCAACAATGGTTGATTAGTGCTTTTGAAAACTGTGTCAATCAAGAGAAACTTTGGGCAGAGTATCTATTCAAAGATGGATCTATGATTGGTCTTAATGATAAATTGTTACAACAGTATGTTGAATGGATTGCAAACCGTAGAATGAAGGCAATTGGATTGAAACCAATATATGATATTCCTGCGAAAAATAATCCACTCCCTTGGACAGAACACTGGATATCTTCTAAGGGTCTTCAAGTTGCACCACAAGAAACAGAAGTCGAGTCGTACATCGTTGGAGGCATTAAGCAAGATGTCAGATCAGATACATTCTCAGGATTCTCCCTCTGATTTTAAAGAGGTATGGATGGAGATGGAAAAGATAGAACCTCTTACACCTTCTCCATCTAAAAAAGAAATAGATGCATCATTAGAAGCATATAGAGAAGCAGCAAAATCTGATGCTTATATGTTTGGCGAATACGATGCTTATGAAGCATATAAAGATCGTGGGGATATCCCAGATTAGATAGAGGGTCTTCGGACCCTCTTTTTTTATAAATATTTTCAGAAACTATGTGCAAAGATCATGTCAGGAAAGGGTTTAGTTGACGCATATCTAAACATCTATGAAGCAGATATGACTGGTGCTCCTTCAATCAAGGATGCAAAACCAGAAAAGAAAACTAAGGTTAAGTATGATCCTCATATGAAGGTGATGGCACCTCAGGTTAAGGAAGATCTAGAGGCGTCTGGTAAGTTCTCTGAGAAGGAAATAGAGGCGATTCTAGAGGCATTAGAGGGCGTTGAGGAAGCAATGAGTTCTTATGATCGCAACCGTAAAAGAGCAGCACAAAGAGCAGCAGATAGAAATGCTGCCAGAGCTGCTGGCAAAACTGGTGTAGTTCCTGGAGTTGGTTATGTATCTCCTAGAAAAGAAAGAGAGACATACGTTGATTCAGCAGGCACTACCAGACATAAGTCTGGAGCAAAGATGCCAAAGGACTGACATAATTCTTGAGAGGGCTTGACACCCTCTCTTTTTTTGTCTAGAATATCTTTGTTAAGGTTCAGGATAAATAATAGCTCATATAATACATTAGTATGAGTTATGAAAATCCTTGGTTATACTTGGAACGAGTATTTGATAGTGATGATGTTGGGGATAACTTTGGTTTTGTTTATCTCATTACCAATAAGTCCAACCAACGACAATATATTGGGAGAAAGTATTTTTGGTCTTTTAGAAAACCACCAGGGAAGAAACGAAAAGTAAAACAAGAATCAGATTGGAAAAAGTATTATGGTTCTTGCCCTGAATTAAAGGAAGATATAAAAAAGTATGGTAAAGAGTTCTTCAGTAGAGAAATACTAAGTCTCCACAAAACTAAAGGAACTTGTAATTACGAAGAAACAAAACAATTATTTCTCAATAATGTTTTATCGGAGGCTCTTGACGACGGTGCGCCAGCGTACTATAATAGCAACATCCTAGGACGCTACATGCGGAAAGACTATGGTAACTTTGGAGGAAACTCTATCAATAACTCATGATTGGGCAATTGATCGAATTCATACTTTACTTGACGAAGAAACAGATGATGTGATACAATCTTTAGAGTATGCACACGCAATTCGTCTTGAATTTGAAGAGTGGTTAGATCCACATGCCCCTGATCATGAAATCTATTCATTAGAATATTTGTCTGATAAATAGAACGAATTAAAAAAAAATTATCTTTTAAAAATTATGTCTGAAGAGCAAACCCTTGAACTGACTGAACAGCAAAGTCATCTAGCTAGTCTTCTACAGCAGAGAGAACTTTTGATTGGCGAGATTGAAAAAATGAAAAGTGTTGGTTCAGAAAAAAGAGATCTCCTTCTTAAAGTTTTAGGTGCAATTGAGTATCTGGGTCAAGTTGGTGTTACACTACCCGAACCACCTGCACCAGAACCTGAAGAGGAAGTGGAAGAAACCCCGGAAGAGTGAATTTAATTTTTATGATGAAATCTTTGATTGCAGCAGTAGCGGTTGCTATTGGATTTACTAATCCACCAGTCTCAAAACAATCGCAACCGCTTCCTGATATACAACCAACTTATTATAAACCTCTTACTTGGAAGTGTGAAGATTGTTCTGCTGAAGAACAATATGTTCTTGCACAACTTCAAGATAAAACAAGAATTACAGATCGCAATGCCTTGGCAACGATCATGGGAAATATCAAACAAGAGAGCAAATTCATTTCCAACATATGTGAGGGAGGTGCCAGAGTTTCTTACACTGATTGTCACCGTGGTGGTTACGGACTCGTTCAATGGACTACCAAAAATCGTTATTTGGGATTGGGATTCTTTGCAAGAAAATATGATTGCGATCCTAGCACTCTGGAATGTCAAACTAGGTACATGATTAATGAGAATATTTTCCAAAAATATCTACCTATGTTTGAGGGTGGTGGCAGAAGTATTAACCAGTACATGTTACCAGCATATTACTGGTTAGGTTGGGGTATTAAAGGTAGACGTGAGATGTATGCATACGAATACAGTAAAAAATTATTTCTATTATGATTACCAATACTGATTTTTGTAGAACTAAATGTTGTAATATCAAGGGTTATGATGGATCTTGTTGTACAATAGAAGATCGTAATTGGATTATTGGGGCAATCCCAGACCATATGGAAGTATTGGAACGTATTAGAGCACTTAATCCTGGAGTTGAAATTACTTGGGATGATTGCTTTATGACTTACGAGGAAGGGAGTAATTTATTTCCAGACAAACCAACGTGGACAAATCCAAGAAACTATCCTTGTATGAGAATCAATATGAATTCTCGTCGTAGAGGTTGTGTTTTTTACAATGATCTGTTAGGATTCTGTCAGATCTATCAAGCAAGGTCGGTAACATGTTCTAATTATAAATGTGAGGAGCTCACAGAGCATCTTTTGCAACAAGAAAGAATCGAAAAAGGTCTTCAATTACTTGAAGAAAAAGAAAAATCAACATGACTCAGTAGCTCAGTTGGATAGAGCAACTGCCTTCTAAGCAGTTGGTCGTAGGTTCGAGTCCTACCTGAGTCGTTATATAGAGTTTGGTAATATGACTAGGCAACATTGGGCAACATTAGCAACAGGCATACAAGTTTTTAGACGTGGAACATTTTATTATTTTGCCATACCTAAAAATGGATTAACTACCTTTACAGAATTTTTTGAAAAAAGAAAATGGCAAAGAGTTAATCTTTGGAATGAATTCTCTCATGGAAATACTAATATAACCATATTTGCTCATATCAGAAATCCTTATGAAAGATATATTAAAGGTGTGGTTGAATCAATAATAAGTAAAGATATACTTCAACCAAAAGATTTTGATTTTATTGAACGTGCGATAGTAGAGAATCCTAGATGGGTTGACTATATTACTACCACAGTAACTGATGATCATACATGCCCTATCAGCAATATGATACCTTCGTTCATATCACCCTATCAGATAAATTGGATTCCTTTAGATCATCCAGAATTTAATTCTAATTTTTTATTAAATCATTTTTTTCGAGAACATAATCTTCCAATTAAAATCAAAGAGGATATAGCATTAAATAAAGCAGAAATTGAAACAAAAGAGATGCGAGAGATTTTGAGAAAACATATGTATAGACGTGATGAATATGCTGAACATGCTAGAAATTTCTTTGAACGATCTATCATGAGTGAAGATATGCAGATATATAATCATGTCATGAGACAGTATGAAGTAAAAACTCCATACCTTAGATCTGTTGCTTTGCAGGAAGAACAATATCCTAAATGGAAAAAAACAGATCTGTACTGGCACAAACCTATACCAAAAGATTCTCATTACATCGATTGGATAAAACATCAAAAAGATCTAGATCTTAGATAAAATCATTTTTGCCTACTTAGCTCAGCTGGTAGAGCAACGCTTTTGTAAAGCGTAGGTCGTCGGTTCAAGTCCGTCAGTAGGCTTTGTCATTAAATTAATCTAATGCACTCTCATTTATACAAAGTTAAGAATATGTCCAATGAGACAGTTCCCATTAAAAAGGGTAGACTTGTCTACGTTGGTATTCCTAAAAATGCCTGGAGTACTCATCAAATGTTTTTCAGGGAAACTGGATGGGAGATGGCATCTTGGCATGAGATATTTGAAGAAGCTCCTCTCTA